AAATGGTCGCAGTCTCTGCCTTGACGCTCGTGATCTGGCAGGTGAAATAACAGGTAGCGCCGTCCCAGGCGAACGCGAAGGCGTCGACCTTGGCCGTCCTGGGGTCGACCATCAGGGTCTCCGTCACAATCCGCTGGATCTCGCTTTCGTTGGCCGCCCTTGTCAGGTTCCTGCGGATCAGGTCGTCAAAATCCTGCCCGTAGATCCGGCTGTAGACAGGGTATTTGTACCTCAAGGTCAGGAGCGCCTTAAGACCCCAATCTGTCCAGGCCTGGACGCCCTGTGTGGGCACGCCCTGCCCGGTCGCCGTGGTCACGAAGTCGCCTGCCGTAAAATCAAAATTCCAGCTTGTCCCGAAGTTCACCCGGGAGGCTGGAGTCACTGTCGTCTCCGGCGTGGCCGCCGGTACGTCTGTCGGGTAGATATTAACCATCATTTGCCACCACCTTGCAGAGTACTACGACGCTCAGTCCGTTGTTGACAGGTATGCAAAGCACCCGGTCTCCGGCCTTGAGGTCAGGTTTAATCTCGACGTGTACCTGGTCAATCGTTGCCGGGCCGAACGCCCAGGCTGCTGCTCCGGTTACTTGGCCGCCCTTCGAGTCCAGGAGGCCGCTCTGGCTGCCGCCCATGGCGAAGGCCGGTATGTCCAGTTTGGCCTGCCAATCGGCCACCAGGTAACTGCTGATCTCGTGCTTGAAGGTGTCCAGTTGCACGCCCCCGGCTGCCGTGATGGTGCCCAGTTCGGCCGGGATGCCCTTCAGGTTCTTGTCGACGTGCTTCTTGATGTGCCCGGTCACTGATTCGGCCAGATCCTTATACGGATTGGTTACCATTAGTATAATATTTCCTCCGCACATAGTCCGACGTCGCCATTTGCACGGTCATATGGCCTGGTGATCCCAGCGTGTGGGAGACGTCCGTCGCTATCAGGTTCATGCCGTTCAGCACGACAGCGTCCCCTGCCCGCATGATGTTGATGTCCGGGCTGGTCACCGTGAAGGTCTCCAGAAGGCCGGTCAGCAGGGCGGTCGCTGCCGCCTTGGCCTCCGCCGTGGTGGTGATCTTGCTGTTCTGGACGAGCTTCTGGAGCGTGCCAAGTTGCGCCGTCTGGGCGCTGGCAATGGCCAGGACGGGCGTCTTCGTCCCAGAGGTCTCCTTGCCTAAAACCTTGACCTGGGTGATCGCTCCTTCGAGCGTCCGTAACTGGTCGATCTCCTCGACGTTCTCCAGCACCCAGACCGTGGTGTTGCTGCCGATCACGAACAGTCGCAGGCCGTTCTCCGTGATTCGGGGACGGTACATGGTGCCCCCCTTCATGCTCGTCTCCTGGATGTCCGAGAGGAGCATGCTGTAAACCGTCCCCCGGTGCGAGGCTCCGGTGCCGGTCGGGGCCAGGAGCACCCCCGTGCCCGGTATGGTGTCCAGAGGGATGCCCCAATCCGAGGCGTACTGCTTCAGGCGCTGGTCGGCCGTCTGCCCGGCTGGGAACAGGTACTCGTCCTCTGTTTTCTCCAGGTAGATGGTCTTGTCGTAGACGGTCGCCGTCAGGTGTTTGACGCCCTTGTTCTGGCTGTTAATCTCCCAGACCACGCCCGGGTGCAGCAGGTAGACCATGGTCGTGCCGCCCAGCGGCACGCCGCTCACTCTGAATGCCTGGCCGTTGGCGATACCCGGGAAGTCGTCGGTGACCACCATCTTGATCTCAGCCTTGTAGGCGATGTTGCTCAATGAGTCCGTCAGTATGGCGCTCTCGACGATGTTTTTTAGGTAATACTGGTTATTGAGGATAAACTCGTAGTCCTGCTCGCCAAATGTCACGGCCATCAGGGCATCACCAGAGCCATTCCCGGTTTAATCAGGTTCGGGTTGGGGCCGATGGTGCTTTGGTTGGCCGTGTAAATGGCCTGCCACTTCGAGCCGTCTCCGAGACACATCTTGGCGATAATAAAGAGGCTGTCCCCGGACTTGACCGTGTAGGTCTTGGGGACAGGCTTTGTGTCCGGCCGGGTCTGGAGCGCCGAGACATTGACGGCCGCTGCCGCCTGCACCTGCGCCTGGGTCCGGACGGTAATCGGGTTCCACGTCCGTAGCGTCAGGTCGTAGTAAACGTCGCCCGGTTCGCCGCCCTGGAAGGTGCTTGTGTGAGCGTCAACCAGCACCAGGGTGTTGACGACGGTGGTGGTGATGATCAGCCGGACCGGCTTCTTGCTCACCGTCCAGGTGGTCAGTTGCTGCATCGCCTGCTGCGGGTCCGGGATGCTGGCGTACTGGCAATATTCGCTGTCGTAGGCGATCGGCAGAAAGCTGCTGAGGCTGATCTCCGTGACCTTGGTGCCGATCGTGAAGTCCGCCTCTCCCATGTTGAGGATCGTGACCGTGTCCAGCAGCTTCTCCCGCTTGATGACGATCTTGTCGGGGTTGACCGGCAGTTGGAAGGTCACGCCTGCCGTGTCGTCAACCAGGTAGATGTCCATGCCCTCACCCCGCTCTCTGGGCAAAAAAATAACCCCTTTCGGGGTTGTAACTGCGCTTGTGTTTAGTTGCTTACTTGCCGCCGATGCCGATCTTGATCTGGCCGCCGTTCCTTCGCTTCTCCCACCAGACCATAGTTCCAAGCGCTGCGGCCAGGACGGCTGCGACGATCACAATGGACAGACCGTTCTGGGCAAACCAGCTCCATACCCCTTGCAGGACGCTCGCCGCCACGCTGATCACCATAATCCACAGGAACGCCTTGGCGCTCCACTTGAAAACCTTAATGCCGAAGATCCCCAAAATTACCCCGATTGCAATGATCACTATCATGTCCTCGCCTCCTGCCCCACAGTATGGGACTAGGCTGCGAGATTAGCAATGGCCTCCCGGAACTTTTGGGCGGTGATCGTTGCCACTTGCTCCGCCATCTCGTCCAGGTCGCCGGTGCCGTTGACCTGCGCCTGCAGAGCGCCGTCCATGTAGATGTTGATTACGTGGCCGCTGCTGCCGTTGCCCCCCCCCAACCCCAGCCGTTGTCCGGCCTGCTGGAAGAGCGAGAACGAGTTGCTACTCCGGGAGAGCGGGATGATTGCCTCTGGCCCCGCTTCGGCCACCAGCCCCAGGTGTGGCGTGCTGAAGATGCCGCCCGTGGCGTGTTTTTTGGGTGTCGGTGCCACTGCTGTGACTCCGGCCTGGTAGCCTGATTCCGTCCCGCCGATGATTCCTTCGGCCTGACCTACCACCCACTGACCTGCCGCACCAAGGGTGCCCTTTGCTTTGTCAAATCCGGCGACAAGGCCGCCGACCATTGATTTCCCGAAGCCCTCAAAGGCCAGCACAACCTGCCCGATTGCCGAGGCGATCCTGTTAGGGATGGTCAGTATCCAGGTGGCAATCTCTCCTGGTAAGGCGGCCACCCAAGCGACGGCCCTGTTCTTGGCGTTCTGAAACCAGGTATCAAAGTCTGCTGCGATCTGGGTTAGCCAATTGACGGCCACGTTCTTGGTCTGCTCCAACCACGATCCGGCTTCGCCCGCGAGCGCGGCGATGGCAGCCACGGCCTTGTTCTTGGCTTGCGTGAACCAGGAGGCAAACTCGCCCGGCAGATCTCTGAGTTTGGTAACGCTTTGTCCAACAATGTAGCCGATCTGCTCCGGCAGGGTGCTCATCTCGGTGCCGATCAGCTTCCCTGGCAGGCTCTTTAACGATGCCTTGGCCTGGTCGAGCGGCGAAACGACCGCTGGCCCACTGTACGCGCCAGATGTCGGCAGGTGCCCGGTCTTTGCCTTATAGGTGTTCTGGTATTGCTGCTTGTCGTATTGGTCGGAAGACAGGCCTCCGTGCTGCAGCTTGAAGACCTCTTGGCTGGCCCATGATCCTGCCGTCTGGGCTGGTTTCCCGACGTTGGTGTGGCGGATGATGGCGTATGCCAGCGCCGCTGCTGCCGGCCCCCAGACGAACGGGTTGGCCAGAACGGCGACGAAGGCCATCCCCATGGATGTCCCCGCTACCGCCTCGGTTCCCACTACCGCCTCGGTTCCCGCTACCGCTTCTGGTGCCGCTGCCTCTGCTGCCGGGGCGATCATCCCCTTGGCCGCGTTAATCGCGGCCACGATGAGCTTGACGAGCATGCCTCCGCCCAGCATGTAGAACAGCCCTCCGGTCACCACCGTCCCGCCGATGTTGCCGTGGAGCAGATCCTTGAAGGCGTCTCCGACGGTCAGCACCAGCGCCTTGCCCCACGCCTTTATGGCGATCTCCGCCAGTTGGGTGAATAGGGATATTATCCTGCTGCCTCCCGGGCCGCTGACCCAGGCGTTCAGGGCGTCCAGGGCGTCGTCGGCGATCATGGTTAACTTGCCGCCTAGTGAGGCGTTCTGGAATGCCGGGTTGTTGGTAAGTTGGTTGACGAAGTTAAAGAAAGCGGTCGCCGCCTGGTCTAGCCCCTTCGCTGCGGTCTTGCCGACGCCCTCGAAGAAAGCCTGGATCTGCGGTTCGTACTGCTTGATGAAACTTACGATTTTCCCCATAATCTTTAATAATTCCGGGGCGATGGCGTTCACAAACGGTAAGAAGGCGTCGGCAAAGCCGTACCCCAGTTGCTGGGTCTGCATCTGGAGCGCCTTCATGTTTTGGGTCAATTCGTGCGCCTGGATGGGGTCGATCCCGATGGCCTGCACCTTGCTGGCGATCTTGGCGTTCTCCGTGTAGTCCTTGAGCAGCGGGATCATCTGCTGCCCCCTCATCCCTAGCACCTGGGCGACGAAATCCTGATCCTTGCCCGCTGCCGTCGCTGCAGCGTATCCCTTAGCCAGGTTGGCCAGTTGGTCGTTGTAGGACAATGTCTTGCCGCTGGCGTCCTTCAGTGCCACCCCGAACTGCGCCAGCCCCTTGGTGGTAGCGTTACCGCTTTTCCCGGCGGTGTCCACGGCCTTGTCCAGCCGGATCATGGTGCTGGTGAACAGCGTACTGCTTGTCCCCGACAGCGTCAGTACTTTGTTCATGTCCGCCGCTTGCTGTGTGGACATGTGCATTTTGGCGGCCATCTCGTAGAGCGAATTCCCGTAATCGGCCGCGCCCTTGGTCAAGGCAAACAGCCCGAAGGCGGACGCTGCGACGCCGATGATGGCCATGGGGTTGCTCAGCAAGCCGAAGACGCTGCTCGCCTTGCTCTTGAGGTTGTCCAGGCCGCTGCCGATCTTCTTGAGCGGCGCGCTGATCTTGTCCTGGATGGTGACGGCCGGGTTGACCTTGATTTTGTTCAGGGTGTTCATCTGCTTCTCGGCGTTGCCGGTGAACTTCTCGACCGTTGCCCCTGCCTTGGCCATGCCCTCGTCCACGCCCGAGGTGTTTGCCCCGATGGTAATTATTACATTTTTGCCTTCCTCGTTCTCTGCCACCTTCGCATCACCTCCCGCCCTTATTGCCCTTTTTCTCCCGCTCGATCTCGACCTCAGCGCAGCACATCAGGAACTGCTGCTCGCCCCGGGAGAGATTGAAATATTGGCTGGGGAGCAGGTGGTGCTGGCTCCAAAGGTTAAACAGCACCGTTGCCAGCCCCCCGGCCTTGATCAGTTTTTTGTGTCGTCGAGGTCGATGTTGTAGCCTGAAAGGTCAAGCACTATGTCGCCCAGTGCCGACATTTCTCCGGCCAGCAGTGCCCGCTTGATGACCTCTTCGGGTCCGCTGGCCTTGAACTTGCCGGTCAGTGCCGGTGCGCCCCAGTTCGGCCTTTTGGTGGCCGCCGAAATCAGCCCGACGTTGAAGTCCTCGGTGTCGATCCGGTCAGCTCCCGTCTTCTTGTTGTGAATGGTGCAGCGTTCCTGGATCTGGAACACCTGCTTGCCGGTCAGCCCCATGAGCGTGACCGGGATCTTCAGCCGTTCGAGCACCACTGTCTTCTCTGGGATGATGTCAGCGTCCAGAAGACGCCGCAGCACCTCCTCTTCGGACAGTCCCTCGATCTTCTCTTTACTTGCCATTGCCCCCCACTCCCCTCTTTACGATGCGACGATCGGGTCTAAAAGCTCGTACCCGCTAAACGTGAACGCTACCGATTCGGCGACCTCGTTCCCCGCCTCCCAGTTCGCCAGTTGGATCTTGTCAAACATCACGTTTTTCAGCCGGATGGTCTCGGAGCCGTAACTCTCCGGGTCAGCCAGTGTGGAGAGGATCTCCAACTTGGCGAAGCCGTTGGCGATCATGCCGCTGGTGACGTGGAACCCGGACAGCGTGCCGGTGCCCTTGAGCGCCCCCCGCTTGTGCCGGGTCCAGTTGTCCCCCGATAGGAGCAGTTCCTTCTTGACCTGCTCGACCTCGGCGACCAGCTTATTGAAGTTGGTCTGCCAGATTCCGTTGATGTACGCCTGGCCGTAGGTGCCCAGGATTACTCTGGATTCGTCCAATGCCAATTAGTCCACCTCCTTATCCGTTGATGCATCCGGTGCCAAAGATGCGCTCCATGCTGTCCACAATCGTCGCCGTGTACGTCCAGAAGAACTGGTCGCTCTCTGCCGTCTTCATGGCATCGGCATCCGTCTGTACCGTGAAGTCGGCGTCCAGCAAATCCGGGGCCAGCGTCTCAAAATACTGCTTGATAGCGCACAGGAGCGCCGTCTGCCCGATGGTGTTGTTCAGGATTTTCCCGACGTAGCTGCTCTGGGCGGCCTTGGCGGTGTCGGTGGCGATTGCATCCATGATCCTGATGCACTTGATCTTCCGCCATACCTTGCCCTGGGTCTCCGAGAACGTGGTCAGGGTGTCGATGCCCTGCTCGACGATGACGTGCTCTCCGTCATAGGTCAGCACCAGGGTGCCTGCGTTCAGGGCGGCGATGACCTGGTCGTTCGTCAGTCTGGGTGTCACATCCTGGAACGCGGTCACAGCGTAGGTCAGGCTTTCGCTCAGTGCCTGCCCCGAAGTCAGCCCGGCGATGTAACAGGCCACCATGGCGCTCGGGTAGGTCACGCCGTCCAGGATGCCGCTCACGCCGACGTTGATCACTCCTTCGACGTTAAAGCCCAGACTCTGGGCGTTGGCTGCGGTAATCTCCTGGTCGGCCACGGCCGTGCCGCCCATGTAGGTCGTGACCATCTTGCCGTTTCTCCGTATGCGGGCGATCCAGGCGGCCACAGATGTCTGCAGCGCCGGGTCGGTTGCCCCGTCCAAGGTAAAGGCGTTGATGGTCTGCGCCTCAAAGGCCGACATGGCGGCGGTGTAGTCGGTGTTGGTGATCCCGGCCAGACCGTCGTTGCCTCCGGTGAGGGCTACATTGCTGACCGCTGCCAGGGTGCCGTTGCCCGGTGCCGGGCTGGTGGCATTGATGTAGGTGTTGTTGGCGTTGGCGGCGATCGCTGCCACGGCGTTGGCGGCAATGCCCGCCCCCTTGGCAAAGGTGATGACCACCAGTTGCGCCGTTCCCTCGAACAGCACAATGTCCGTCATGGTTGCCGGACTGACCGGGTTGTCTCTCACGGTCACGTTGAA